GCGGACTCTGGTATCCAGCGCGGCTAACACTGCTACATCCACTACTCGTGGGACACTGCTTCTTACTGGAGCACAAGGCCCTAGCCGCCTTACGTGCAAGATCACTAACGGCGCGACAGGCCCGACTACGCAATGCACGGTTAGAGTCCTGATTGCTCACAATACGTCTCTGCCTACTGCTGCTGCTGCTGGCACAGACTGGAAGACTCTCTATGCTCCTGTTGGCCCTGGCACAGGGAATAGCGCGGTGCTGGAAGTGGCATACCCTATTGGCCCAGAGATCATGTGTCTTGAAGTTGAGTTCACAGGCAATACTGGGCAGTCGGTTACTGTTGAGGCGTACTTGAGCGAATTTACGACAATAGCTTAATGAATCGCCTTACTAATCAGCCGTTATACCCGGTCCCACTAGACAAGACACACCCCGCGTTTGCAGGAAGCGGCGCACAGATTATATGTGTCGGTGATCAGAATGGTTTTCTTCGGAATGCTGGATCGCTGATTGCACAGCCTGTACCTGGCGGGACCCTGGCTTCCGGTACAACGGAAGCTGGATCAGCGCTGTTATTCAATGGCTCCAGTACTTACCTGGATTTTGGAACAACCGCTATCCCGACCGATGAATTCACGGTCATGTGGGGCGGCGTATTCGACGCGCTGAGCGGTGTTACGGGAATCGTGGATTGTTCCAATGGATCATCGAACGGCTGGAGCCTGTACACATCTGGCACCGACATGTACCTGTCGGGGAATCATTATTCCGGCGATTTGTTGGCTTCCGGATGGGCAACTGGCACGTTTTATCATGGCGCTGCAAGATATAAAGCAGGCGTTGGCCCTTCCATTTTTCGCAACGGGGCAAAGATTGCGAGTAGCGGTATTACTCTGTCAGGAATATCTAATCCCACTAATCCTTTCCTGGTCGGGCAACTCCGGGTAAGCAGCCCGAGGTTCATAACTGCGCGTTTTTCGTACTTTTATCTTTTTGATCGTTATCTTAGCGATGACCTGATTAAGTCTTTACAGGTTAATCCATGGCAGATATTCGAGCAAGAGCCAGAGATTATTTATTACCCTGCTTCGACAGGGACAAGTTACACGCTATCGACATCTCCCGGCTCATTTGTTATTACCGGAACTGCCGCTGCTCTTAAATACAACCGTGTTTTACCCGCTTCGTCAGGCTCATTCGTTGTATCAGGAACGACGGCAACTCTCAAGAGGGGGTATTCGCTTCAATCCGCATCTGGCTCGGTATCAGTATCCGGTACAGCGGCATCATTAAAGTTAGGCAGGGTATTACAAGCCGGTTCGGGATCGGTAGACGTAACAGGTACAGCGGCAACGCTGACGCTTAGCAGCAACAAGACGCTTCAGGCTGATTCCGGATCGTTCGCAGTTACGGGCGGCGCTGCAACGCTTAAGATTTCTCGTGTTCTCCCGGCTTCTGCTGGATCGGTTCAGGTAAATGGTGCGGCAGCCAGTCTCAAATATAGCCGGCTCCTATCGGCCTCTCCCGGCTCGTTTGCGATATCTGGCGCTAATGCAACGCTTACTTATCAGCCAGTAGGAAACAGGACATTAGTTGCTGACTCTGGCAGTTTCGCTGTATCCGGCGCTGCTGCAAGTTTAAAGTTAAATCGCAAGGTATCTGCCGCCTCAGGAGCATTCGCATTCACAGGCACAGCCGCTACGCTGCGTTATGCGCGCAAGGTAATAGCAGAGGCAGGGGCGTTTGCAATAAGCGGCACAGACGCAATTCTGACGTATTCTGGCATTCCTGCTGAAATTACTTCAACAGTAGAACGAACTGCAATATTCAGGGCAATAGTGGCGCGGAACGCAACATTCCGGCGCAGTAAATCCGTTTCCATCAAATTCAATTAGAAGGGTAGAGCATGGCTGACTTTGTATCTTCCGATACAGGATCTACTTTGCTCGTCACTTGCACGGATGACGCTGGCGAAGTGATTAATCTCTCGGGCTCGTCGGTAAAAATTCGCTGGCAAGACGCTACCGGAGTTCTTTCTGAAAAGAATATGACCGTCACTGACGGTGCCGCTGGAAAGTGCACTTACAAGTTTGGAGTGAGCGAGTTATTCGCTCCTGGCATGGCGTTTGAGATAGAAATTACCGATTCAGGAAGCTTTAAGCTGACCAATGTTGACTTGATCGCGGTAACGGTTCGCAAGGAGTTGGCATGAAGGTGATCGCTGCGCCCTTGCTTGAGCCTGTATCACTTGCTGAAGTAAAAGACCAGCTCGGAATAAACGATACAAGAAGCGATGGCCTTCTGTCGCGCCGTATAGCGGAAGCAAGGCAATGGGCGGAATCCTACACAGGCCGAGCCTTCCTGCAACAAACTCGAGAAATCAGATGGGATTGCTTCGTTCAGCGTCATGAATGCCCGTCTGCTTTAACCGTTGTTTCGGTTAAATACATAGACACGAACGGGGTTGAGCAAACTGTCTCATCCTCCGATTACACGCTGGACACGTACGCTTTTATTCCGTTCGTCCAATCTGCTTATGGTGTTTCCTGGCCCTCTCCAAGGCATCAGAGGAATGCTGTGCGAATCCAGTTTACTGCTGGCTATGGCGATACGGTTGAATCCGTGCCGGCGCTTATCAAGGAAGCCCTGGTTCTGCTTGTGGGCCACTGGACAAACTTTCAGCCTCAAGGGGAGAGCGGGATCACTCCTACGCGCATCCCTTTTGCCGTGCGGGACATGCTCGATCTATACCGGTACGAATTCCTCTGATGCACGCGCGGCAATCTATCCGAGAGGCTGTGGCTAGCATCCTCTCACGGAATCCTGTTGCCTGGAAATCCGTAATCGAATCGCGCATAGCCTCGTCCAGAGTGATCTGGCCCTATCTGATGGTTTTTGTCGAGTCCGAGACTTCTCAGGCTGCAACGGTCAACGATCCGTGCAATTACGAGCGCGAACTGATCCTCTCAGTCGTTGGAATGCTGCGACTTCCGGGAACGGGAGATAAAGAGTCCATCGAAGACCGCATGGATGAGGTTTCGGCAGAGATAGAGACAAAGTTAACTCAAGAAACATTGAGATCAAGAATCATGGTCGGCTCGCTCGAAATGCTCAGCACCGGCATGGCGGTGATCGAGGGTGAAGGGGCGGATGGGCAATTAACATATCACGCTGAGGTCACTCTTTCGTTTCGCATAGGGTATTCCACTTTGGAAGGTTATCCAGATTCACTGATTTAAAGGTTTCAATTCCCACCACAAGCCGCTTTCGAGCGGCTTTTTTGTTTTCTAAGGAGCAATAAATGGCAACCATTTACAAGAATTCTGGCTTGATCCTTGCGATGCAGAGCGCGATCGCTGCCGCTACTGCGATTGATTCTGCGACGAATGCGGCGCCTGGAGTGTTCAGCGCTACGGGGCATGGACTTTTGGACGGCGACATCGTTCTGATACGCGCATCCGGCATGATCGAGGTTAATGAACGGATGTTTGCGATAGTGAATAAGGCTACCGATACGTTCCAGCTGAGGAGCGTGGTGACTGGTTCGGTAGGGATTGATACCACCAGTTACGGCGTGTTTAGCAGCGGTACTTTTGAGAAAATTACACTCGGCACAACGCTCAGTGGAGTACAGGCTTATTCTCCTCAGGGCGGGGAGATAAAGTTTCTGGATAACACTACCGTATCTGATACACGGGACAAGCAAATTACGAATGGCACCACCGCTATGTCGTATGGGTTAACCTTACAGTGGGACCCGTCAGACCCTGCGCAGGCCGCTATGAACACAGCATCGGAAACCAGTCAATCTCGCGGCTTCCGTATCCGCTGGCCCAATGGACGTTACATGCTGTTCTATGGCTCCGTAGGCTTCTCTGGTGCTCCAGGAGGAGATAATCAGGGGATTACCACGACGCAAGCTGCCATTGCCATGAATGGCGCGCCAACCTATGCGATCCCCTAATGGCTAAATCTCTTCAAGAATTAGCTGTTGAGAGTATTCAAAGGTCTCGGCAAACACGTGTTGAAGCGTGTGGATTTACTTTCATTGTCCGCCGTCCGACCTTGCGCGAGCGTGACGAACTGAGAACTAAGGTCACGCATCAGTGCGACATCCTTGAAATGTTTGTGCTCGGCTGGGAAGGGGTAAAAAACATTGATTTGGTTCCTGGCGGAGACGGCGCTCCTGCGGAATTCAGCAAGGAGCTTTTCGCCGAGTGGATTCAGGACCAGGAAGAACTCTGGACTCCTTTGGTTGATGCCATCGTTGCCGAGTTCAATGCATATCAGGAAAGGTTAAAGGCAGCGGAAAAAAAGTAACAGACTGGCTGGAGGAGTTCCAGCCACCTTTCCCCGATCCAGATGTTCCAGACGACTGTTACATTGCAGTGGAGATCTGGAGGTTGAGCGGAAAAAAATTAGACTGGCAGGCATTGCCTATCCTCGCCGAGATGTACGGTGTTGAAGATATTGAATGTTTGATATTCCAGCTCGCAGCGATAAGGGACTTTGAATGGCCGCAGAATTCACAGTAAAGACTACCGGACTGCAGGAAGCGCAAAAGGCTATTTATTCCTACGGGCAGCAGTTTGGAGATTTCGTCATTTACAAGTCTCTTCGTGCCGGCGCGAATGTTGTCCTTCGCGAAGCGCGGGCGAATGCTCCGATAAAAACTGGAAAGCTGAAAAAAGGGATTGTCATCATGAAGTCCCGTATCAATAACGGCAAGAAATCACCGTTGCTTGGAATGACCATTACCATCAGGAAGCGCAAGCAAGACCCTTTCTATGGGCGCTTCCAAGAAGATGGATGGAACACTCGCGGCAAACGAGTCGGTAGCCGCGCCGCCATAGTCGCTGCATTTGGTTCGAGGACTGGACGGAAAACTCAGCCTGGGAAAACAGATGTTCCCGGCAAAAAGTTTATAGAAAACGCTTTCACCAGCAAGCAGGGTGAATCCGTGAATATGATCGTGACCACAGCAACCACCGCGGCTGATCTGCTGGCGCGTAGACAAGGGTTATAAGATGGCAGGTAGGGGCGTTAAGGTCGACTTTAATGCAGACGTCGCAAGGTTTACGTCTGGCGTCGACAAAGCCATCAGCGATCTTTCGCGCTTCCAGTCAAACTCTGACCGGATGGCGAAGAATGTCAACAAGATACTCGGCAACATAGGCGTCGGCATCTCGGCTGCTGGTGTCGTTGCCTTCGGCAAGTCCGTAATAGACGGTCTCGATAAACTCAATGATCTAAGCAAGTCCACGAATCTTTCAGTCAGCCAACTCGCCGGTCTGGGTGTGGCGGCGAAGCAATCCGGCTCAGATCTTGACGGCGTTGCGAAGTCCATCTCGAAACTGTCCGTCGAAATGGGTAAAGATGGAGATAAATTCCGCCAGCTCGGAATTACTGCAAAAGATCCGCTCGAAGCATTCAAGCAACTATCTGACGTCTTTGTTTCCATCAAAGATCCGCAGCAACGCGCAGCGGTAGCTGCCGCCGCTTTAGGTAAGTCCTGGGAAACAGCCGCGCCTTTACTGTCAGAGGGAGGTGCGGCAATCGGGCGCATGGTGGCTGATGGCGAGAAGGCATCGGGCGTCACAAAGGAGATGGCTGAAGAAGCCGACAAGTTCAACGATCAGCTTGAGGCTATGAAGGCACGTTTCGCTGGTGTTGCTGTGAGCATAACCGGCGATTTTCTCCCGGCGATGAATTCAGTTCTGGATAAGCTGAGGATTGCTTCCAAGTCTGGAGGTGTCTTTGGCTTCCTGACCGCATCGAACGAAGAAGAAACCAATGCACAGAAAACCATTGACGAGCTCACTGGAAAGGTCGAGTCGTTAAAGAAGCTCCGGGGAGAACTGACGGCGCCGACCTTGGCGAACAAGATCAACAATACTCTGCTCGGCAGTCTGCTCAGCGGCGGCGTTTCTGATATCAAGACGCTGGACAACCAGATTTTTGCCATCACGAAGAAAATAGATTATCTCCGCGGACTGCAAAAAGCACAGAGCGACGAAGAAACTAAGCCGGTCGATCAGCCGAAGAAACCACCTAATCAGGGTGCGATAGACAATTTCCTGGGAAACAATGGTAACGCGGGGAAAGCGGTAGATGCTCTGGTTCAAAAGCAAAATAACTTCATCGATTCGCTGGCAAAAGAAGCGGCGACTCTTGGCATGTCGTCTACCGAGCTTAAGCTATACGAGGCCGGTATCCTCAAGATTACCGGCGCGAAACTCGCTGGCGTCAAGGCTAATGCTCAAACGGTAGAGAATTTCAAGCAGGAGCAGGAAGTTCTGCAAACGATGCGGGATACCTATGCCGAGG